TGCGGTTGGCCGGCAAGCTCGGCGCATAGCGCATGGCTGACAAGGCGACTGTCGTTGGCCGCGACACGCTCACGCTTCGGGGTCGATCGATGGTCCCGAACCTGACAACGCGCGAGTATTTCGAGAAGCGCCTTGCCGGCCTGAAGGAAGTCCGATCCCAGCGCGAGCCGGAGATCGTCGAGATCGCCAGCCTCGCCCAGCCGTTCCGGACGCGGTTTGTCAATGCGATGGCGACGCGCGGCCGTGCGAAGACTTCGCGGATGAACAAGCTCTATGACGGTCACGCGATCCGGAGCTTCCGCTTCCTGACGGGCGGCATGTATAGCGGCCTTTCGTCGCCTAATCGCCCGTGGTTCCGCTTTGTCCTGGCTGATCGCGACTTGATGAAGTTCCATCCCGTCAAGGTGTGGCTCGCGGAAGTCGAGAAGATCGTCGGGACCATGCTCGCGACATCCAACTTCTACAGCGCGGCGAAGCTCGGCTATAGCGAGATCGGCCTATTCGGAACCGATGCTTGCATCATGGCGGAGGGCATGGACATGGAGACCGGGCTGATGCGCCCGGTCTGTTTCCCGCAAACCTTCGGCGAATACTGGCTTGCGACGAACGCCAGCCTGGAGCCCGACACGCTCGTTCGCCAAACGACGATGACGGTTCGGCAAATCGTCCATAGCTTCGTGCGCAACAAGGCCGATCCGACGAAGGGCGATTGGGATAAGGTCACGCCCGCTGTCGCCAACGCTTGGGACAATGCGAATTATGAGACGGAGATCGCCGTCTATCAGGCGATCGAGCCAAACCCGGATTATACACCTGGGCGCTATGATGCGGCCGGCAAGCCCTGGCGCTCGGTGAAGTGGGAAGAGGGCCAGTCTGATCGCTCGACGCTGCTCGAAGAGGCGGGCTTCCACTCTCAACCGTTTTGGGCTCCTCGGTGGGAGATCACGGGGACGGACGATTACGGGCAAGGCCCGGGACATGACGCGCTTCCCGATATGCGGACGCTTCAACTCCAGGCGAAGCGCAAGGGCGAAGCGACGGATTTCGCCGTCAAGCCGCCTGTGGTGGCGCCTGCTGGCGTGAAGGTGAAGCTCTATCCCGGCGCCGTCACCTATGCCGCGGCGGTGGATCAAGCTGCCATCAAAGAGCTTTACAAAACTGACTATCGGGCGATCGAAGTCATCGGGCGCGACGCGAACGACTGCCGGAACGCGATCGACGAAGCCACCTATGCGCGCCTCTTCATGGCAATTTCGAACATGGAAGGTTCCGCCGATCGCACGGTTCCCGAGATCGCGGCGCGCGAGGAAGAGAAGCTGACGCAGCTCGGGCCGGTGATCGAGCGCGTCAACACGGAAAAGCTTCAAGTCGCGATAGACCGCGCCTTCGACATCGCCGCGCGGAACCAAATGCTCCCGCCTCCGCCCGAAGAGCTGGAGGGGATGCCGATCCAAATCGACTTCATTTCCATCCTCGCCCAGGCGCAACGCATGATCGGCATGTCGCAGACGGAGCGTGCGATCGGGTTTGTCGGGACGCTGGAGAAGCTGATCCCCGGATGCGGAGCCGGCGACAATCTCGACACGGATGCGCTTGTCGCCGATTATTGGGATCGTGCCGGCGCTCCCGCCCAGGGCATGAAAGACACGGCCGTTCGCGATCAGCAGCGCCAGCAACGCGCCCAGCAAGCCGCTGCGGAGCGGACGGCGGCGATGGTGCCGGCGCTTGAGGGCGCGGCCGGTGCTGCGCAGACGATGGCGAACACGCCCGTCGCGGGCGGCGATCGGACGCTCTTCGATAGCCTCATGCAAGCGCCGCCGATCTGATGGCGAAGCCTCCGAAGCGCATCGATCCGGAAGCCCAGCTCGCCGCCGATATGCGCGAGCTTATGGGCTATGCGGCCTTCCGGCGTTTCCTCTTTACGATGATGGGACGATCGGGCATAAGCTCCGTTGCCTACGGGTCCGAAGTCGCAACCTCCTACAGCGAGGGGCGCAGGAGCCTGGGGATCGAAATGCTTCGGCTTGCCGATGAAACATTGTCCGTCAAGACGACGGACGGCTTCCCGTTCGCGGCGATGGCCTTCATCACCAACGAAGCTTTACGTTCACAACCCCAGGAGCAAACGGACCATGATCAAGACGACGAAGACTTCTCTATTGAGCGCCGCTAGTGCGCTCGGTGTCATCCCAACCACAGCCGAACGCGCCGCGGGGCGCCTTATGCGCGCTCCCGACGGACACGATGCCGGCGGAGCTGCTGCCGCTGATGGTTCCTCCGGCGCTGCTGGAGCGGATCAGGGCGGGGAAGGCGGGGCCGACGGCGCGGCGAGCGGCGGAGAAGGGGGCGATCAAAGCGCTTCTTCTTCTGCCGACGGCGACGGTAAACCCGAGACGATCCTCGGCGAAGCTGCGGCCGATGGTGGCGGCGGAGACGACGCCAGCAAAGGCAAAGAGGGCGGCGAAGCGGGCGAAGGCGAAGGCGCGAAAGAAGAGGAGAAGGACGGTGATCAGGCCGTCGAAGTCCTGGGCGCTCCCGAGAAATACGAGCTGACCGTTCCGGAGGCGCTGGCAACGGCCGGCGTCACGTTCGATCAGGAAGCCTTCGATGCGGTCGAGCCCATCTTGCGCGAGCTGAACCTTTCGAACGATGCCGCCCAGGCGCTCACTAACGCCTATGCGGAGAAGGTGCTTCCCCTGCTGGAGAAGCGTGCGGGCGAGCGCTGGGACACGCAAGGCGCGGATATGCGCAAGGGCTGGGAGACGGAGGCGCGCGGCGATCCCGAGATCGGCGGCGCCAAGTTCGACGAGACGAAGGCGCTCGCGAAGCAAACCTTCGTGCGCTTCGGCGTCAAGGCGGATGGTCCGTTCCTGAAGCTGCTCGAAGAAAGCGGGCTCGGATCACATCCGGACATGCTCCGCTTCGTGGCGAACGTCGGCCGACTGACGGGGGAAGCGTCGGTCGATCAGGGCAGCGGTGGCGCTCAGCCGCCGCGGCTCGCTGATCGGATTTATGGAAAGCCCGTTCCACGGGATTAAGGGATAGGGTGTCGTGTGCGTCGGGGATTGTTTCATCATTATGATGGGGAAGGTCTAACATGGCTGTAATTGGAACCAGCGTCCCGACGATTGCGGATATTGCCGCTTCGATGGGGCCAAACGGCACGTTCGATAGCGATCGTGTCAATCTGCTCGCGCAGACGAACGAAATGCTCTCGGACATGGTGTGGAAGGAAGGCAACCTTCCGACGGGCCACAAGACGACGGTGATCACTGGCCTTCCGACGGTCGGCTTCCGTCGGTTCAACGAAGGCGTTGCGCTCTCGAAGTCCAGCTCCGCTGCGATCGAAGAGGGATCGGCGATGCTGGAAGGCTTCTTCCAGGTCGACCGCGATCTCGCGATCATGTCGGGCGACGTGAACCAATATCGGCTGGACGAAAGCGGCCTGTTCATGGAGGCCATGAACCAGACGCTCCAGACGTATATGCTTTACGGCAATGCTGGCGTCATGCCCGAAAGCTTCACCGGCTTCGGCGCTCGCTATAACACGCTTGCCGGCAACATCGGCGCGCAGATTGTCGACGCGGGCGGCGTCGGCACGGACAACACGTCGATTTGGCTGATCGGCTGGGGTCCGTCGGTCTTCGCGATGTATCCGAAGAACAGCGTCGGCGGACTCTTCCACGAAGATGTGACGGTCAACCGCGCGGCGCTCGGTGGGACTGGCGTCGAGGCGATGGTCGGCGATGTCCTTCAGGACGCGAACGGCCGGCTCTTCATGGGCTATCGCGACCACTTCAAGTGGAATTGCGGTCTTGTGGTCCGCGATTATCGTGCTGTCTCGCGTATCGCGAACATCGACGTTTCCGATCTCGTAGCCGGCAACGTCTCCGCGGCCGACATCATCAAGCTGATGATCCGCGCCTATTACAAAATCCCGACGAACCTTCGGAAGAACGTCGGCCGCGCCGGCTTCGGCCGCCCCGCATGGTATGTGAACCCGACGATCAAGGCGGCTCTTCACCTTCAGGCGGTCAACAAGGCGAACGTCCAGCTCTCGCTTCGCGAGGTCGAGGGCGCCGAAGTCCTGACCTTCCTCGGCATCCCTGTGCGCGAGGTCGATCAGCTTCTCAACTCGGAAGCTCGCGTCGTCTAAGTCTGCAACATCGGGTCGGCGCTTCGGCGCCGGCTCCTTTGGAAATTGAAGGGAAGGTAGGTCTTATGTCTCTGATTGATCGTCAAGCTCTGCTTTCCGACAAGCAGGCCGTCACTGTGACGGCTTTCTCGTCGGATCAGTATGACACCGGCAACGTCTCGCCGTCGCGTAACATCGGCCGCTTTGGGCTTCGCGCGGTCTTCTCTGTCGACGAAACGGCGCTCGCTGCCGGCGCCGCGACTGTCACCTTCGAGCTGATCGAGGCTGACGACGCGGCCGGCACGGGCGCCAACGTGATCGCCAGCTCCGCCGCGATCGGCAAGGCTGCGCTCACGGTCGGCGCGCGGCCGTTCGACATCCCGATCCCTGACACGTCGAAGCGCTTCATCATGGCGCGCTATACGGTCGGCACGGGGCCGCTCACGGCGGGCAAGTTCTCCTGCGCACTGACCCGCGGCTCG